ACATTGACATTACTATAAGTATAAGTCGCTTTTGGTTCTTGAGCAATCAATCCATCAATTGATTTAAATTTAAATCCATCTTTAGTCTGATAAAAGAAAAATCCTGCGGTCGCATCACCAGATGATACTGGAACTGCTTTTGATGCTAACCAGACTAAAGTTGTAAAAGGTTTTCTCTGATTTCCAATAAAGGCATATGAATTTTGTGTTTCATCTGCATCAATAGTCTTTGTGGTTTTTAAGATCTCATTCAAAATACTTGTAACAGACTGACTAATTGTTGTGGTATATTTTTTTGCAACTCTTGTGGTCTCATTGGTAATTGCTTCTCTTGATACCAAATTGAGTAAGAAACTTTCTTTTTGAGAATCTGAAATTACATCTGTGATACTAGAAACATACAAATAATTTTCTGGACTTTCAGAAAAATCTAAACCAGGTTTTCCATCTCCTCTGTCAAGGACTTTCATACGAAGTCTTTCTCCACCTCTCAGCGGAAGACCATTATAAATTGACTGTAACTTATCGTTTTCACCGACAACTGAATTACCAGTATTAATAACTCTCACTTTAGCGGTGATAGTTGGAGAGAAAATATCTTCATAATAGTCAATAGAAATCGCACCTAATGTTAGATCAACAGTTCTCTGTTGATCATTAGATTCTAATACTAAAATTTCGTAGGAAGAAGAACCCGTTGCTGACATTTAGGTATATGCTAATGATGTTAAAAGTTGTTTCTTAATAATACTATTTAACGACTCACCCATAACAATTACTGGAGAAGACCCACCAGATCCTCCCATCATCATTGGTGGTGGTGCTTCTTCTTCTATTATCATTACAGTATTTTGTGGTTGTCCTACACCAGCACCCATACTTATATTACTCGCAACATCACTTGCTGTTGGTGTCCTTGCTATAGTAGCACCCGATTTTGCAGATCTAAGAAATGCTATTGGATCTACACTATTTTCAAATCCACCCTCAATTTTCTTTCTAATTTCATAGTGAATAACACCTGTTCCACTTTCTCCTTGAACCACAGCTTGTCCTGGCTGAACTTTTTGTCCTGGCTTAACTAAAATATTTCTCGCCTCCGCAATTCTTTCATATACACCCAATTGTTGATTGTATATATCTATTGCTAGTCCATCGGCACCATATCTAAATGGAGATCCAACAACCACTCCACCTATTCTACTATAAAATTTTTCATTTCCACTAATGTCAAAATCAACACCAGCGTGTTTTCTAGAACCACCATCTCTACTGGCACCATATCTTTGAGCTCCACCACCAAGAGTATCTGTTGGTGGTAATGCTGGCAGTCCTTCTTGAGATGGTGCTGTTCCAAGCGTCGCTCCACTTATCTGTTTACTACCTAATGCTCTTGCATACTTAATTCTATTTTCATATCCTGCTTCACCTGGTTTTTCGCCAGATCTTTCAAAATTCTTTAACCATGATTTAGCAGATTCTTCTGCTGTTGTTGTTTGTCTTATTTTTGGCAGATCACCTCTTTTCTCTGCCTCCCACATCATTGCTTTAAGTTGTCCTTCCAAACTATATGGATCAAGTTTGTTATCTAACATCCATTTTTTAACTTTTGGCCAGCGGTCTTTTTTATCCCACTGAGCAATACCATAATGACCTGCACCACCTTCACCTTCTCCAGTATTATCTGCCTTTGGATTGAATCCAGATTCTTGCTTTAAGTTTCCTGCAATACCCGCAGCCTGTTGTTGAGTCAATCCTTGTGACATCAGATAGTTCATTGTTTTATCTTCACTAGTATCACCGGAGAAATCACCTTCTCTGGGTTTTCCCATACTAGACTTAATAGCATTTTCCATGCCCTTAAGATCATCTTTCATTCCTTTAAATGCATCACCCAAATCTTTCATTGCTTTATCAACTTTTCCAGATTTATCATTAAAATCAAAATTTAAAAAATTCTCAACGTGAGCAGAAACTACACTACCAATAGATTTAAACCATTTACCAAGATTGGAAACAAAACTTTCCAAATTTTTGATAAGAAGTTTAGCTCTCTCTATAAAATCTTTTACCCACTGTATAATTTGTGGTAATTTATCAACCAACCATCCTATCAGTAAAACACCAATAAATTCCAATACTCTTTCAAGAAAACTTTTTCCAGGAACATCTGGACTCATACCAGATTTTCCCCTTGTTTTAAACGTCTCCAATAATGTTTCTTTCTCCCTCCTTCTTCTTTTTTCTCCAATCCTTTTATTTAAAACTTTATCTCGTGCAATACTTTCCCTCTTCATTTTTGCTTTCTTTTGAAGAGATTTACGAAGTAATCCACCACCCTTCCCTGCCCCTCTGGCAAACATAGACCCTATTCTCATTGCTCCTGCTGCTATTGCTGGTAATGGCATTTTAGATCACCACATTGTAAACCATTTGAGAATACATTGTATAGAAGTTATTTGGATTTGAAGAGGCAATTAATGGAACATCAGATGCACTTCCAGTTTTCAGTGGTTGTTGAGACTGAGAACCACCACTAGATCCTATTTTTTTATAAACTACTTGTGTGTTTCCTGTTTTAGTCACTGGACCTGGAGGTTGTTTTGTCACCTTTGGTTGCGATACTTCTGCTGAAACTGGTGCTGCTGGTGCTGCTGGTGTTGCTGGTGGGGTTGGTGTTGCTGGTGGGGTTGGTGTTGCTGGTGGGGTTGGTGCTGCTGGTGGGGTTGGTGCTGCTGGTGTTGCTGGTGTTGCTGGTGTTACAGAAGTTGATGCTTCTAGTTTTTCTTGTGCTTCTTTTACTCTTTCTTGAATCGGAGCAACAAATTTATTTAATGTTTTTTCAGCAGAATATTGCAATTGACCCTTATTTAACAGATCTGGAAGATACTTATCTTTCTCAATACCTAGTTCAGATTTTAATTTTTCTTTGTCGGAATCACTCAAAAAGTCATAAAATTCACCAACTTTTGATAGAGCAAATTTTTTATTATTAACCATCGTAGGAATTTTAGATTCCAATTCTGCTATTTCTTTTTTCAGTGTTTCTATTTTTCCAGGATCCGTTTCTTTCTCAAGTAATTTTTTCCTATCATTTATTTTTTCCTGTTGTCTATAAAGATCTTCATTACTTCTATAGTATTCTTTATATGCTGCACCCAGTCTAATTTTTGTTCTTTGAGCAACCAAACTTTCTCTCAATTCATCTGCTCCTATAAATGCTTTTCCTTCCTGTAAAGATTTTAAATCTACTTTTTCTTTTCCAACAAATTTCATCATGTCTTTCACCTTACCCAATGACTTAAGTTGTGTTTTCTCATAAACACGAACTTCTCCAAATTCTCCTTTAGACCATAAAAATCTATCAATTTCACTTTTTACATAAAATTTGTTGCCAATTTGGTAAAATTGTGATTCTCCCAGACCCCCAAAGTCGGTTGTTTGATATTTTTTTGTCGGTTTAAGACCATAATCTTCGGCATATTGACCTTTACCAAGATGAACTGCAGTTTCATCAATACCTAAAGTTTTTAACACTCTTTCTCTAGATCTCTGACCAGGATCTAAAGTTTCTTTTGCTGCTTCAAGTGTTTGAACAGCACCAGCAGCAAGAATAGCTTTCCAAGTCAAAGGATTTAAAAGTAGAGCTGATACAGATAACAATCCTACAATTATTCCAGGAATAAGACCAAGAACAACGCCTATTCCACCATTAAGTGCTAAAAATATACCACCAATAATTGCAAGTGTTTTTCCAACATTACCAGCAATTTCGTTTAATTTATCAGTATCTCCTTCAGCAAATGCTTTAAGTGCTTTCCACCCTTTATCTGTTAACCATCCAGCAAACAAAGTGCCGAAAAGTTCCATTAAACCACCAAGCAGTCCTTTTGCAACTCCACCGATTGCTTTAACTGGTGAGAGTAGTTTGTCAGATAAACTCTTTTCTAATTGTTTTTCTTTAGCAGACCTACGACCACTTTCTTCTTGTTGTAATAATTTCCTCTCTTTTTCTTTCTGCTGTTTCTTTTCTAATTCTGCTTCTTTATCAAGTGCTTTTGCTAAGAATGATACTTGTTTTTCTAATACTGTTACCCTAACGTTTAAAACATTAACATCAATATCAGGAGTAATTGCAGATGACCCTACCTTTACAAGTGCTCCTGGTTTTCTAAAAACTTGATTTGAACTTATTTTCTGTTTTCTGAATAATGCTTTTCTTTGTGCAGCAGAAAGATACTCTCCTGTAGATGGATCTTTACCAGTTACAAGGATATCTTTATTTGTAAATTTTGCTGCACTTATTTTTGCCATTTACATGCCACTACGCTGTTGTTGCTTCAGATTCTCCTCTTCAATATATTGCTGTAATAGAGTGAGATAAACATCTCTCTCCCACGGTATCATATTTTCTAGTTCTGTTAATGAATATTTATGATGCTGCATGAGGGCAAAATTTATCCTATAGTATGACGCAAGGTCAGCGTGCGCCATACCTACCCGAAAAAACTAGAAAGTCCCTCTAAGACCACTTCACTTTCAACTTCAGTCTTAGGATTCTTTACTTTAATAGTATGAGAAAGTTTGGGCATTGTCTCAAAGAACTTTTCAATCTCCTTAAACTGCTTTGAACTTAAGTCCTCAATAAAGGTAACCATCTCTTTCTTCGTGCAGTCGGAAGCACTCCACGATTCTTCTTCATTATAAATTTGTTCTACACAGGAAGCAATCAGTTGGAATGATTCATCAACACCCATACCATCATCAAAACTAAAATTACTCTTGATGAACTCGTCCAGTGAGGGATACTTCATTCTCATTGTCAGATTCTCATCCAGTTTAATATCTCTAGAGTGCTCTGGGTCAACCTGTACTTTAATAGCATCTAAATCAATTGTTGTCTCAACCTGTGTAATTCCATCATCAGGACAGGTAATGAGAACTTCTACACTTTCACCGACAGACTTACCTCTAATATTTAAAAAGAGATATTCAATATCAAAAGTAGAAAGTTGTTCTACTTTAATTCCTTTAGTCAGAATACAGTTACTAATTACATTCTTAATAGCAGTAGTAATTTGTTTCTGATCTTCAGATTCCATCGCAATGATAAGAACCTTTTCTTCTTTAACTAGAAAGGGTCTATATCTTATTTTCTTTTTTGTAGAAGGAAGTTCCAACTCATATGTTGGCGTTGCAATCTTTGGTAAAGGCATAATAACCCAAAAAGTTCAGTTGTTTTTATTTATTGGGTTTATGGAACTGGTCCTATAAATTTTTTAGCAGATTTTCCACCATTATATCCAAATTTATAAAATTCATTCAATGTTTCTTGACTGTTCAATCCTATTGCCTTTGGTGGTCCTAGTAAATTACTGTTTGCTTCTGTTGTTGATGCAGTTGTTGCAGGTGGTTGATTATTATCTCCAACATTATTAGATGTTCCCAAAGCACTACTCAAACTTGATATTTGTCCAGGAATATATCTCTCGTAGTTAAATGCCACACTTACTTTCATAATTTCAGAAGAATCGTAAGATACTGGAACAGATGACATATTGATTGGGAATAGTCCTATAAAATTATATACAAATTCTTTTTTATAATCTCTATCAAATTTTATAATTTTGGTAGAATTAGATTTGTAATAATCTGGATATTGCATCCTATAATAATATCCAGGATTTGCTGGATTTTGACCAGATCCAGATGCTATATATTCCATCCAGTGCTCTAAGAATTTCATCATCCTATAATCAGAATCCACATAGAATTCTAGTTGCATCTGGGTGAATATTCTCGTATGTGCCATTTTCTCCTGCACACCCATGAAGTTGCCATTAATGTCTGCAGTTCCCAAAGAACTCCCAGGAATGGATGCCGAAGAACACAACAACCCAGAACTTTCGGTAACAAAGGTGGTATTTACACCCCTCGCATTCAGATAGGATGAAAGTGTTCCACTGGAAGGGAGACCAAAGATCACCTGATAGTGAGATGTCTGGGCAAGATTGGTAATGAGTGGTTTGAAGTTAGATATATTCTTTGGTGTTGGCACTCTAAATACCTTATACGAGTCTTACATTATTAAGTATTTAGATGTCATATAAGGGAAAATATCAACCTTCATATCCAAAAAAATACAAAGGTGATCCAACAAATATAATCTATCGTTCTCTCTGGGAGCGAAGATTTATGATTTATTGTGATACGAATGAAAAAATCTTAGAATGGGGAAGTGAGGAAATCATCGTCCCATATCGGTCTCCAATTGATAATCGCTACCATAGATATTTCCCAGACTTCTATATCAAGGTGAAGGATAAGAATGGTAAGATTAAAAAAATGATTATTGAGATCAAACCATATAAGCAGTGTATAGAACCCAAAGTCCAAAAAAGAAAGACAAAGGGTTATATTTACGAAGTTATGGAGTATGCCAAAAATCAGGCAAAGTGGGGTGCTGCCAAAGAATGGTGTTTAGATCGTGGTTATGAGTTTAAGGTTCTTACAGAAAACGAACTCGGTATTAAGTAATGCCAAGAAAAACTCTCAAAGAAAGAAGAAATCGGTATCCAACAGACGATAATGAAAATCGTGTTCGTGGGGTCATTCGCAATTTTATAGGAACTGAAAGTCCTGATGATATTATGCAAGAACTTATCGGTGTTCTGAGTGAAAGTGGAAAAATTCCAAGTGCTGGTAAGGCATATACTTTCTTTTATACTGCTAAGACTAGTGGAATAAGATATGATGAGTTTCCACTGGTCATTGTGAAACAAGTTTATCCTTGGGGATTTGTGGGACACAATTATCACTGGGGAAAAAGTCAAAGACAAAATACAAGATATTATAACTATGATCAGATCAATGGTGAATTATATGAATTGTATCCAGAAGAGATGTCTGATGTGATAGAACTCAATTATCGCAATATTCTTTCTAAATAGTTAAAAAATGTGCAATGCCACATAACGATCTTCATACAAAAACTATAGCAACAGTATCAAGCGAAAAAAGCGAACAAAATAGTTCTGCTACTGCAAGTGCTGCTAGTTCTACTTCCAACAAAAATGATATTTTAAGATATCCTTATGCTGATATTCATAAGGATACTGACTATTTGCAGATAGAGGTTATTCAATATAAAAAATTGGGAATTACACCACAGCAAGATATTCTTTCAAAAGGACTGAATTCGTCAAAAAATAATTACGGTAAAAAAGA